CCAAGGGTCTTGCTTGATCCATTTTATAAGTTTCTTGAGCTGTGGTTAATGCGGCACCAGTTAATTTTTTACCAGATTTTCCTATAAATTCTCCAGCTTTATTTACAGTAAAATTTCTTGTTGGCGTTTTTGCGGCAGGGGGAGATGATGTGCCAGGCCCCCCACCGCCAGGCGGGCCAACTTTTGGTGTTTTCATACCCATTTTTTCAAGCAGTTTAGATGCACCAGCACCAAGACCAACAAACGCAGCTTTGACTGCTAACCAAGTTCCACCAAGTGCCACCAAAAAAGATGTTATTGGATTATCTTTTATTATTGCCATAATCCCTTTAACTTCTTCAGCATCTTCATCCATACCACTTTTAATAATACCTAGTTCTATAGCAATTTGTTTCAATCCATTTAAAAAACTACCTTCTTCACCAAAGAACGCACCAAATATGTTTTTTATTGATTCTATCAAACTACTAACCATTTCACTTAACATTTGTTTATTTTCTTCTGTAAAAATTCTGTCAAATAAACCTTTTACAAAATCAATAAAATTTGCAATTGCGTTTTGGAACTTTTTAATATTTTCTTCTGAAAAGAAATTCTTAAACATATCACTATTCAAAAATGCAATTAACAATCCAAGTCCAGCTGCCTTAAACAATGCACTAAAAATACTTCCCCCTGTTTTTGCTACACCTTTTAACAAACCACCTAAAAACCCACCAAGTTTTCCTAGTGTTTTTTTTAAAAATTTAAAGGTAGCACTATTTCCAATTGCAGCACCAAGCTCTCTTGCTCTATCTTTTATACTTTCTTTGCCTGCCCCAGAATCTGGGTCTGATGATGGTGGCGGTGATTCAGGCGGTTTAATGTTTGCATTTTTTTCAGAGCCCGCAATCTGATCTGGCGAAACAGACGTTTCTTCAGACGAAGTTTTGATTGCATTTTTTTCAAAGGCAGAAAGGAGTTTATCTTGCGAAACGGACATTTCTTTTCTTAATGCTCTGACCTCATCATCAGTTTGATCCATTTTTTTTGCTTCGGTGTATTTTTTATCTTGTTTTTCAATACGTCTATCATTTAAAACTTCTGGTAAAGAATTAGCAACAATCTGTTTTAATGTATCGTCCTCAACGCCCTGTTGCTCAATACGAGCTAATCTTAGGTTAGCTTGTTTGAGTTCATTAAGTACACCTTTATTGAAATTTTCAGCCATAGTTTATTTTGCCTTCTCTTGTTTTTTTGCAAGTGCCTCTTTACCATAAAAGGCGGCAACGATTGCAGCAACAGATACAAAATAGACTGCGGCCATATCACCTAAAATTTTACCTGCTTGATCTAGTCCGGCCCATACAGCAATTACAACTGCGAAAGGATAAAGTAACATTCCTGCCAAAGCAAACCATGCCATGTTTCTTTGTGCATCTTGTTTCTTATCTTCATTTTCCATGTCACTACGCATATCTTCAAGTTCAATCATTCTTTCTTCCATTGCAATTTCATCGTCACTAACAGTACCATCACCATCTTTATCTAGATGGGCCCACTTAGAACCAGGCTCTAATTTTTTTTCAACCAACTTCTCTCTCCTATCTATTCTTAGCGGCAGCTGCCTCTTTTTCTAATCTTTCGTTTTCTTCTTTTATGTGTGTTTCCAAAAGACCAATGTAAATTTCTCTTTCCCACGGTATCATATCATCTAGTTCTGTTAAAGAATATTTATGATGTTGCATCATTGCAAAATTAGTTTTATAATAATTAGTTAGGCTTTCGTGGGCAAGCCCTATTCTAAAAAACTCTCCATACCCTCCAAAAGAATTTCACTGGTTACTCCTGTTTTCGGATTTGTTACCTCTACAACATGACGAAGTTTAGGCATAGTATCAAAGTAAGCAATAACAGAATTAAATTGTTCAGTATTTAAACTTTCAACAAATTCTGTAATCTCTTCAGTTTTCATATCAATTTTGTGGAACACCTCATCTCCACTATGAATTTCTTTAATACAAGTTTGAAGTAAATTAAATACTGAATCAATACTTTCTGTTGAAAACCCTTGTTCAGATGCAATAGATAGTGTAGGATATGTCATTACAAGTTTTATCTGGTCTGTTATTTGAATTTCGCTTTTATGATCTTCTGATATTTGTACTTCAACTTCATTAAGATCAATTTTTGTAAAAACTTGTGTAACTCCATCATCTGGACAAATCAAATTTAATTCTACAATGTCTCCAACTGATTTTCCTCTTATTTTTAAAAAGATATACTCAACATCAAAAGTAGGAAGATTAGTTGCATCAAGTCCTGTACAATTACTAATGACTGAAACCATTGAATCAGAAATTTGTTTTGTGTCTTCACTTTGTTGAGCCATTAAAAGTAATTTTTGTTCTTTAACTAGAAATGGTCTAAATTTTACTTCTTCACCAGACGATGGTAACACCAACGTATGTGTTGGTGCATTTAGTTTTGGTAATGCCATAATTATTCATCCTTTATAATTTTATAGTCTTCTCAATACACTTGGTATTTGTGCGGTTAGTCTACGAGTAGCAGCATTTCTAAATGAATCTACTATTCTAGTTCCTATAGATGTACTTGCTTCATCTTCAAGAGATTTCCAATATCTGTATGTCCAAGTAACACTAAGTTTTTGAATGTCACTAGCAGCTGCTTGACTTACTGCGAGGGGTGCAACTGTTTTTGGAAAACAATCAATTAATACACACCCGAAAGTTCTTTCGTCATTTTCATCTAATTGGTATATTTCAAGTCTACCAACATAATCTTGGTAGTATGATAATGCGAAACCATTACTTTCTGCACCAGCAGCCATTGCTGTCCATGCATCAAAGAAGCGTTTTTCTTTTAGATCAGATGACAGATAAAATGTTGAGTCAATGTCACCAAAACTTTGTGCTGTAACCACTTCTCTTTCCGGCCCATATAGATTAGTGTCTGGTGAAGAAACCAGATTGCGGCCAGGAATAGAAAATGATTCACAATTAAAGATAACATTTCTTAACGTACCGTCACCAGATAATTTATTTGTAACTGCCGTAAATGGATTGAACAGGTTTGCAGTATTTCCTGTTCCACGAACACCAGATGGGGGAATGATCATTATCTCAAAACGATTTGGTCTTGCATAACCACCATCTCTGCCTCGTCCTAAAAACTCATTTAGTGCAGTAAATGCAGCTCCCTTTAAAAAACTTTTGATACCAAATGCCATTAGATCATCTTCCTACTGTCTGAATAAACCTCTGAAGCAGAACCCTTCTTAAATCTCTGTACTGGTAGTAGTGCAGCAACCATAAATTCATCTGCATCTATTCTACGAAAGTCTGTCTTAACTCTACCAGCAAGGTATCTTTTAAGTGTGGGTTTAATAAGGTTTATGTTTTTAAGTCTACTGTAATCAACATCAAGTATAGTGCTTTCATCGAATTTGGTATTGTTACTGTAGTCAACTAATCTATCTAACAACTGAAGTCTTAACTTCATAGGAAGATAGTGAAGATTGATACCTAGAAATCCATCTGAATATGGTTCTAGTGGTAACACCAAAGGAAATGTATCATAGTATGGTAATGTCTTTTTAAATTTAGGGTCATAGAAAAACATATTCAATCTTCCATAGAAAGGACTTTTCTTACGTTTTCCATCTCTGATTAAATCTAATGCGCCTGGTTTACCAAATTCTCTGATCTTATCTTTGTACCAATCAGTACTTCTTGGTCTGCCCTGTGCAGCTTTCACTACACTCTGTATAAAATTACTCTGTGCCATAATACTATTTATACTTTATGTTCAGATGGTCTTCAGTCAGAATCTTAAATTCCATACCATTGTCAAGACAGAACTCATTTGCATATTTCCATTTTGCTTCATTAATTACCCATGTCTTGACCTCGTTCAACCATTTTTTAGTTTTACGTTTGGGTTCTTTGGTGGGTGGTTTGCATTGATACTTGGGTTTAACTTCAATGATAAACTTTTTGACTTTACCATCTGCCTGTTTAACCTTCATGTAAAAGTCAGGGAAGTAACGATGTACTCTACCATCCCACGGTGACACATATGGTATGATAACTTCTTCACTGCCCCACTCTAGGACAGCCTTAGTGTTATCACAATAGACCATGAGTTTACGTTCCCAAAGTGAACGATATGTCACTTTAGATGGGTTGCCCCTATACTTTTTGGGGTTAACAGGGATGTATTTACCACTATATGCCATATCTTATCTTATAAATAGTTTAAACTCTAGGAGTATTTATAAATGGCGTTAGACCTCAATCTCGGCACAGTAATCAAAACAAACCTTGCAAGCAGATTTAAGAAATTTGTATCAACTTCTGGTCGTGGTGGTGCATTAAATATTCCAGATTTAAGTGATTTTGGAAAGATATCAGCAACACAACGTGGAGCTGGACAGTTTCAAAACTTCTCATTTCCTTTGGATGTTACAGCATCTTCTGGTGATGGTGGTAATCAGGGTCACTATATGATGTTCTTAGTTAATGAACAAGTTGGTGCAAGAATCAAGTATGGTGGTGGTGACATGGCTGGTCAAGCATTATCATTGAAAAAAACTGCTGCTAAGTCAGGCCTGTCACCAGAACAAGTTTCAACTCACATAAATTCAAGTCAGCCGAGTGGAAATCCAAATGAAGATAGGGCAAGAGAGCGTTCATCTGAAAAAAGGTCATCAATCATAAGTCAGAACTTAGGAAAAAAGAGTGTAGTAACAAGAGCGCCTGTAAGAAAATCTATTGCAGCAGTTTCCATGTTCATGCCTGCTCAGGTTGCAACTACATATAGTGCAAATTATACTGACACAGGTATGGGAATGTTTGTAGGTGATGCTCTTAATATCTATGATGAACTAAAAAGAAAAGGTATGCGAGAAGGTGATATAACAAAATCTCTAGATGGTGTTATATCTGGTGCAGGAAACTTAGCAGAACTTGCTTTGACAAATATAGTAGGAAGTGGTGTTGTGCCTGGATTGAGTGGTCTTAGAGAAGCAAGAGGTATAACAACAGGAGAGATTATATCAGAAAGAATGGAACTTGCATTTAAGGGAATTAACAAAAGGCAGTTTCAGTATACATTTAAGATGATACCAAAAAGTGCTGCAGAAGCAGATGAAATTAAAAGTATCATACATTTGTTTAAAAGAAATATGTTGCCTGAAATGACAGGTGGAGATGCGTCAGGCAGACGAATGACAATTCCAAACACTTTTAACATACAATATATGTACAATGGTGCAGACAATAATTTTCTACATAAAATAGGAGAGTGTGTTCTTGAAAACTTTTCTGTTGCTTATGGTGGTGAAAAGTATGCAACATATAATCCTACAGCGAATGGTGCTCCTCCAGTAGAAACCACAATAACTCTTGCATTTAAAGAATTAGATTTGGTTACCAGAGCTGGTGTTGAAGCAGAAGGAATGTAATTATGTATTTTAAAAATATGCCAAAAATATATTATGATTCTATGAATACAGGTCAACCAAAAGTTGTAACTAATATTATGCGTAGGGTTGCTGTTCGTGCAAAGGTAAAGACGAATACACTTTTGTTTGATACCTATGAAGTGAAAGAAGGAGAGACACCAGAAAGTATTGCACATAAACTTTACGGTGACACAGAGTTGCACTGGATTGTACTAATGATGAATAATGTTGTAGACAGATTTCATCAGTGGCCTCTTAACTTTTCACAGTTCAATCAATTCCTAGCAGATAAGTATGATAATGTAGATGGTGTACATCACTATGAACTTGCACAATCATCTGGTGATACAGATGTCAAGATTGAAGTATACAATAGTTCTGCACTATATGCTGGTGACGATGATTACTATGGTACTGCAACTACAGTAACAAATAGAGAATATGAACAAAATAGACAAGATGAACTCAGGCAAATACGTTTACTTGACCCACGTTATGTAGAAGATTTTGTAGAAGAATATACCAGTTTGATGAAGGAATCTATTATCTAATGTCAGAAATGCAGTATGCAGGCGAGTGTAGTGTAAAAACAGTAGAACTAATTTCATCTGCTGGAGTAATACACGACCTAAAACCTACCTGTTTAGAAATCAATATATTTGAAGATATATTCCTAGTCAATGGACTTACAGGAAATTTAGTCTTTACAGATACAAATAATCTGTTACAAAATTTACCAATTATTGGTCAAGAACAATTGTTGTTGAAAATTACCACACCATCGTTAGATGATGAAAGTATAGATTTCACAGAAAATGCTCTTGTAATATGGAAAGTAAGTTCTGTTGATGAAATTTCTACTGGAGCTTCAGTAGTCACTTTAGAATTTTGTTCACAAGAGTCATTAAGAAATCAACGTGTCAGAGTATCTAGAAGTTATAATGATACCCCTTCAAAAATTATAGAAAATATTTTAACTGATGACAGATACCTTGCAAGTAAAAAGTTATTTGAAGTAGAGGAAACTGTTGGTGTTAGAAACATTATATCACCAAACGTAAGACCCTTTAATCAGATAAAAACTCTTATGCAAGAGTGTGTGAATAAAAATGGTGCGCCACATTATCTCTTTTATGAAAGCACTCAAGGATATAATTTTAGAACATTACAAGACTTGTACAGTCAAGACCCAATCGGAGCATTTCATAATGGCGATCCAAACGAAGATGATGCAAGTTCGACTCGTGGCATACAAGAATCATTAGACAGAATTGTTCAGATGGACATAAAATCTGCAAACAATCAGTTGATAGATTCTGCAGCTGGTTTGTTTGGGTCAAAGATTTTTACACACAACATTTTTGATAAGTCTTATAATGTGACCACTTATGATTATTTTGAAAATTTTGATGAACATAATAGAATTAGTGAAACAGAAAGTTTTCCTAAATACAACGAGACAGAACAAAAATTTGTGGACTCAAGAATTTATGTACACCCTACTAGTAAAACCACAGGTAATTTAGACGCCGCATATGCTGATGAAAATAATCAAAACTCTTCAACAGTTGCAAATAAAATAGAGGATTCTTTATTGAGTAGAAAGAGTCGTATGCACGAAATATTTTCTGGTAAAAAAATCGGATTGTCTGTTCATGGTACAATTGGTATATGTGCTGGAAAAATGGTTAACATAAATTATGTTGCGCCAGGCAGAGTACACGATGATGGACAAACCACAGACAAATACATATCAGGCAATTATCTAATTACAAAAACCAAACACACATTCAAACCAGTAACATCAACGCACATGATACATATGATGGTATCTAGAGATTCAAATACTACTGAATTAAAATTTATTGAAAATGTGCCTGAAGTTAAAACGTCAGGTAAAGCTGAAGTAATAGAACTATAACATATTAAGAAAGGAGACTCTATAGAACTTACATTATGTCAAACATATCTCAAGGAGGCAATTAGCACATGGCTAAAAAGAAACAGAACACTAAACTACAAAAACTTAACACCTTTATTAACAGAGATCGGAGAATTGAACCAATGACAGAAAATGATAAATACTTGATAGACGCTATAGAGAGATTTAGAACCAATGAAAACATACAACGATTTACAAGAGGGACTCAACGACCCCAATATATTTAAAGCATTTTTTCTTGCTGGTGGGCCAGGCAGTGGTAAGTCTTACGTTGTAAGAAAGACCACTGGTGGTACTGGATTACAGGTTGTCAATTCAGATGATGCATTTGAGCGTTATCTGGAGATGGCTGGACTGTCTAAAAAGATGCCTAGTTCAGAAGAAAAACCAAGGGATGTAGAACGTGCAAGAGCAAAGAAGGTAACTAAGGCTAGACAAGAGGGTTACCTTGAGGGTAGGTTAGGACTCATCATTGATGGTACAGGTAAGGATTATGATAAGATTGCAGCACAATCAATCAAACTAAAACAGTTGGGTTACGATACCCATATGATTTTTGTCAATACCTCTCTTGATACTGCTTTAGAACGTAATGCAAAACGAGAGAGGTCTGTACCAGAGAGTCTTGCAATTAAATCATGGAAAGAAGTGCAGAGTAACATAGGCAAGTTCAGTCAACATTTCAGACAAAATTTTATTGTGGTTGATAACAACGATGCCACTGAGGATGTTATGACTCCTGTGTTCAAACAAATCAAAGGGTTGTTGAGAAAGAAAGTCACATCACCTCTTGCAAAAGAGTGGGTATACAATCAGATGCGAATCAGAGGAATAACAAGAGCCCCAAAAGGATTTTAAATAATAATAAAAAAATAAACTTTTTACTAAGACCCTGTTTCGACAGGGTTTTTTTGTGTCGATTTTTCTTGACTTTGCTTTAAAACTGGTGTATATTAATTAAGTAAGATGAGTTGAAGGGATTAAGGGTCAAACCAGATTGCAACAATGACCCGCTTGACAGTCCGGCAGGACGATAGAGTTTCCCATCTCAGGTTCACTGGTTGACAGACTGGACTCATTAGAGGGAAGTGACAGAGGCTCGGAAATCTAGAATCACTCAATGGTTTCCCCCCTCTGCCCTCGACCTTTTTGTTTTGGAGATTTAGAATGACTATTTGGATTACTCAAGATACTGTTCTCGGCACTTTGGATGCCCGCCCCCATGATGATGCTCGGTGGATGATTCAAAGTCAATCATCTGTTATGGGTGTTCCTTGTATGGTTCAAATGTGGGGTGATGACCATGATGACATGGTTTTGTGGCGTGATTTGTGGGTTCGTAATTCTGAACATGACGTTCAGATTCAAGATATGGGAGTTATATAATGGCAGTTCATTGGATTGGAGTTCGAGATTGGCAACAATCAATCTCTGCTCAACGAGTTTGGGGTCAACCTGACTTCTGGCATATGCACCATGATTGGCGATCACATGGTGATATTGATTGGGATCACGATATCGTTATTATCGGTGATTCGGGTACTGGCCACCCTATTGAGTGGACTTGGCAAGACCATGAGTTACATTAATTTATAACTCATTGTTTTTGCACGATATTCTATGTACGATTTTTGTTGACATTGCCGTAAAAATGGTGTATTGTATATAAGTAAGATGAGTTGAAAGAGAGGACTTGAAATGACAAAGATTGATTATATCACTGCCCACAATGGTGGAATTAAGATGTATGCTGGATTTGATAATTTTGTTGGTTGGGGTAAAACTGCCAAGATGATTGCATATGTGATGGAAACAAAAGGTATGGCTGATGCGGTCTACGGAAGCAGCACTATGGACTTTGCAGACGAAGAAGGTTTTGATACCCGTGATGGTGCGACTAATCTTTGGAACGAAGCCATTGAGATTTATAACTGGAATGTAAATGGAGTAGCAGGATAATGACTATGACTGTTGAAAATGTTTGTGAACAGGTGACTGAGTTTGTCACCTATGTTGAAGGTTTCTATGGTAATGTGCCTGATGCAATCTATCCTATAGGTGCTACACCTATTATGATTTTAGAGGCAACACGGAAATGTTGGAATGTTCATGGGATTGAAAACTTCTGTGGTGACACAGTTGATCGTGAACGAGTTCGGGATATTATGATTGAAGATTATGGATTGGAGTGGAAATAATGGGTATGCAAATTAAAGGTGCAACGACTGTTCTTAAAAAACGTGCTGATTTTTATGGTTGGTCTGTAGAACGATTAATCAATGAAATTGATGGTGGTTGGGATGATAATCTTAATGTGATTGTGGCCTATGAAGTCTACAAGATGCATCATGGTTATCGTTGGAGTGGTACTGATGGTGAAACATGGGTGCGAAAATAGTTTGTAAAAAATGCATTTTAGGGGTTGACATTGCTCCTAAAGTGTGGTACATTTATTAAGTAAGATGAGTTGAAACAAAGAGAGAGAATTTTATCATGGCATATATCGGACAAAAAGAGAAGAAAGAACTTGCTCCT